GGAATAAACAATCGTAAAGGTCAGTGGAATTATCAGAGAACAGGTTATTCTGCTGAAATCAAGCAAATCAGGTCTTTCTTTGATAGACATAAAGGGGCTGATTCTTTTTTGTGGGATGTGCCTCTGGATGGTGAAGTACGTGTTAAAGCCGATGTTCAATATCAATTAATGAAGATCGGTGGTGATGTTTGGCGTATCTCAACCACGTTCTTTCAACAATTTTAAATTAAATCAACCTAATGCCCGCGTAATGCGGGTTTTTTTGTGAGAAAAATATGGCTATTCAAATACCGAATCTAGGTACAGCTCCAAGCGGAACAGGCGGAGATACATCCCGATCAGCGATGTTAAAAATCATCAATAACTTTTCAAACACAGGTCATGCTGCGAATAGACTTGTTGGAACTGCGAGCGGGAATGTGATGGAGGTTGGGGCGTTTGGGGTTGGAAATAAATTAGCAACATTAACAGCAAATATTGATTTAAATACATCTAATTTAGCTACTGGTTTTTATTCCGGAAGAAACTGGGGAAATGCCCCAATCGCTAATAATGCAGATAGCTGGGGGTATTTAATTCAACAAAACTTAGCAAGTGTTGGAGCGGGTGGGTATGAGCTACAAATTTTGGCTGATACGGGTGGTTCAATTTGGCAAAGAGTCAAAGTGGCTGGAACAGCTCAAAGCTGGCTAAAATTTTGGACTTCAAAAAACACAACAGTAGACTCAAATGGATTTATTAAAGCAGCATCCCCAATCATCAAGCTTTTTGCAGATAAAATCGAAGCAAATGATGAAGCTCTAGAACAAAATCCAGTCTTTGAAAAAGTGGATGTCGGTCATTATTTAATTAAAGATACTGAGGGTTTCTCAGATAATGGTTGGTACATCGAGATGCCAAAAGATGCCAATGGTAATGTATTGGTTGCAGTTCAATATCAGCAGTTAGAAGACAACACCATTGAAGTCAAAACCTTCGCTAAAAAGTTTGATGAAGAAACTGGCGATGTAGTTCCAAATCTTGCAAAACCTAGAGATATTCCAGCAGATCGTTGGATCGATATTCGTTTGAAAGAATTTCCAGAACCAGAAATCGAAATCTCTAATACACCACCAGAATTTCAACCAACCAATTTATCACAGGCGATTTCGGAGATGATGAATGGCTCTCAACAGTGATTTTCAGAAGCTCTATGTTGATGGGCTTATTACATTATTTGAACTAGATGCCAGCAAATTAGGAGCTGGCATTTTACGTTTTCATGGACATATTTCATTTCAAGATTGGGAAAATATCTATGCGTATGCGGGTTCTGATAGCTTAATCGGTTCTGATACTGATTTGATAGGCAAGATCTTCAGTCAAGGTGATCAAAAAACTTGGCAGCGCAATATTATTTTTAATGGTCAAACATACGAGCCTATGGCTTTACAAGTCTCAGGCTTAGAGATGCGAAGTGATGGTAAAGCCTCTTCACCAACTTTGATTATGGCAAATAATATTGCAGGCATTCAAGGCGCAGTATCAGCATATTGCCGACGTTTCAAAGACTTCGCAGGCGCAAAAGTCAAAGTCATTCGCACGTTGGCTAAATATCTGGATGCTGAGAATTTTAGCGGTGGCAATGCCTCAGCAAGTCCAAGCGAGGCTAAAACTCAACTCTGGTTTATTGAGCAAAAGACTTCTGAAAATGTTCAACAAGTTACTTTTGAATTATCAAATCCGATTGATTTCGAGGGTTTAAAAATTCCTGTTCGCAATATCACGGGCTATTGTGATGAGGCTGTCCGAGGCAGATATCGCGGTGAAACTTGCAAATACACGGGCATGAAGTACTTCACTGACAAAGACGAGCCAACAGACGATCCAAGCCTTGACAAGTGTCGTGGTGGTTTTGAATCTTGCAGAGCTCGGAACAATACAGAGAATTTCTGCGGGTTTGTTTCGTCAAATATGATTGGGTGATTTATGAAAATAAAAGCCAAACTTAAAAAGCAGATTATCACCGCAACGATCGAAGCTTATCCCGAAGAAATGTGTGGAGTCGTGATTGAAGATGAATTTATCCGACTTCCTAACATCTCTAAAGACGCTAAAAATCACTTTGAAATTGATCATAAAGCATTAGCAGAAATAGAGGATCGAGGAGAGATTCAAGCATACGCGCATAGTCATCCAGACGGCACCGCAGTAGCTTCACCGTTGGACCAACATCAAATAGAACTACACGGAAAGCCTTGGATTATCTGTGCTTATCCAGATACAGATGTTCAAGTTTTTAAACCGACTGGATACAAAGCACCGTTACTTGGTCGCCATTATTTTCACGGTTGGCAAGATTGTTATTCGCTTGTCCGTGATTTCTATGAGCGTGAATTCAATATAGTTCTTGCAGATTTTGAACGAAATGATTTGTGGTGGGAAGCAAAAGAACATGCTTCCTTATACTTAGATAACTTTGTTAAAACAGGATTTTATGAAGTATCCGAGCCTAAGTATGGCGACATGATCATCTGCAAAGTTGGACGTACTGAACACCCGAATCATGCCGTGATTTGGCTCGGCGATAAAAGCCAATTCAAGTCAGAGCAAGTAGATCCATGTTTCGGCTCATCGTTGATTTTACATCATCCGTATAACCGTATTTCTGAGCGAACCATATATGGTCCCAATTGGGCAGAACGCGCAGTAAAAATATTGAGGCATAAAGATGTACAAAACAATTCGATTTCACGGGGTGCTTAGAGAGCGATTCGGTAGGGAATGGCGACTTGAAGTTAATTCTGTAAAAGAAGCGATGCGCCTCTTATCTGTGCAAATCCAAGGTTTAGAGCACTTCATGTTGAATGCGCATAAGCAGGGATTGCGATTCGCAATATTTACCGATAAACGTAAAACCATATCTGAGAAAGAAGTGGATATGGATATTGGTGCTGAGCTGATCCGTATTGTGCCGATTGTTGAGGGTGCTGGTGGTAGTGGGTTACTACAGACAGTCTTAGGGGCTATTTTTATTGCGGCATCATTTTTACCTGGCATTGGACAAGCTGTTCAGGTGGCAATGATCGGCGCAGGCGCAGGGATGGCAATGGGTGGGATCGCTTCAATGTTGATGCCCGCTACCGCAACTACAGATCAAAACCAAGATGGAAACAAAGCCAATAAAGGATTTGGTGGCGCAGTCACAACTGTAGCACAAGGCAATCCAGTACCGATTTTATATGGTCAACGGGAAATTGGGGGCTTTATTATTTCGGCAGGTCAGTACCCCGAAGATCAACTTTAAAAATATCATTTTACCAGGCGCATTTAGCGCTTTTTTATTGCCTGAGAAAAAGTATGAATGCAAATATCAAAGGAGCTAAAGCAGGCTCTAAGAAGGCTCGTACGCCAAATGTGGCTCAAGATTCAGCACAAAGTATTGTTTATTCAAAAATATTATACGGTTTGGGTGAGGGGGAGATTGAGGGTTTAGCGAGCGGTTGGAAATCAGTTTATTTAGATGATACTCCGATTTTAGATGCGAATGGAAATCCTAACTTTGAAAATATTACGTACGATTTTCGTGTTGGCACAAATGATCAAGACTACATTGAGGGTTTTCCCGAAACATCTAATCAAATTGATGTAAATGTTGAGTTAACAAATCAATGGGTTCGTTCAATTTCTAACACTGATATTGACGCAGTTCGAGTTTTATTAAGATGGGGCGCATTGCGCACAACTAACTCATCAAACGGTGATGTGTCGGGCGTAACGATAAAGTATGCGATTGATGTCAGTACAGATGGTGGTGCTTATGTTGAAATGTTAAGTGCTCAAATTAGTGATAAAACCTCTGATGGCTATATTCGTCCACACCGTATTGATTTACCCAAAGCTCGGTCAAGCTGGAATATCCGTGTTCGTCGCTTAACACCTCCCGCAAATAGCGATTATGTCACTGACAAGATGTATATTCACTCATATGCTGAAGTCATTGATTCAAAATTTCGCTATCCAAATACTGCTCTTTTATCTTTGCAATATGATGCAGAAAGCTTTTCAAATACTGCAAAAGTTGCAGTAGAGGCTAAAGGCATTAAAGTACGAGTTCCGACCAACTATAACCCTGAAACACGTATTTATACTGGTATTTGGGATGGTTCATTTAAACGAGCTTACTCAAATAACCCTGCATGGATTTACTATGATTTATGCACAGCCAAGCGCTATGGTCTTGGTGAGCGCATTACAGAATCAATGCTTGATAAAGCGAGTTTATATCGCTTGGCTCAGTATTGCGATGGCATGGTTTCAGACGGTGAGGGTGGTTTAGAGCCTCGTTACACTTGTAATATGTACATTCAGTCTGCCGAAGATGCTTATTCAATTCTTGCAAAACTGGCGGGATTATTTCGCGCAATCTCATATTGGGATGGCGATTCAATAATTTGTGAAGCTGATGCACCAGATGATGTCTACTACGCTTATACAAATGCAAATGTCATTGAAGGGAATTTTGAACGTGCAGGCACGCGTGCTCGCGATCGTCATAATGTCGCAAAAGTAGCTTGGGATGATCCAAATAATCGCTACAAAACAGACTATGAAATTGTAAAAGATGAACGTGCGATTGCTGAAGCTGGTGCGGTCAGAATTGTTGATGTTGATGCTTGGGGTTGTACTTCACGTGGACAGGCACAGCGTGCAGGGTTGTGGGCTTTACGTTCAGAGCAAAATGAAACTCAAACTGTTACGTTTAAAGTTGGATTAGATGGGCAAATAACACCGCCGGGTAAAGTGATTTCTGTAGCTGACAATAATTATGCGGGACGCTTCATCGGTGGTCGTATTAAAGCGATTTCAGTTGATCGCAAGACAATCACTTTAGATCGCGACGTACTAGCGCAACCGAATGACATTATTTACATCAATAGTGAATCGGGGAAATCCACAAAAGGGGTTATTGCATCAATTAATGGCGCAAGCGTTACTGTAGTTGATGCTTTTAAGGTTGGTGAGGTTGCAACACAAAATGTCTGGAATATAGATTCTACAGACCTGAAAACACAGAAATTTCGTGTTGTGTCGTTAACGCAAGATGAAGATCATCAATTCACAATCACAGCGATTGAATACAACGCTGCGAAATATGATGCGATCGATAACGGTGCAAAAACTGACGATGTGCCGACATCAATCATTAATCCTGTAGTGCAAGCACCTGTAACAGACGTGAAGATTGAATCTTACGATTCGGTGCAACAAGGCTTAAATGTCGCAACAATGGTCATTAAATGGGTCAAAGCTGAGTATGCTGTTAAGTACTTGGTTGAGTGGCGCAAAGATGACGGATCTTGGGTAAAAATGCCTTTGACTGGTACAACTTCGGTTGAAGTACAAGGCGTTTATGCTGGAAGTTATCAAGCACGAGTAACCGCAATTTCAGCCTTTGACATTACTTCACTTCCTGTTAGTTCTAGTTTGACCGTATTAAAAGGCAAGCAAGGCAAGCCACCAAAACTAGCATTCATCCGAGCTACTGGCACGATGTTCGGCATGAAAGTCGAATGGGGTTTTCCCGCAACTGGTGCACTTGATACTGCTTACATTGATATCGAATATGCGACTGCTGCAAATGGTGCAAATGCTTTAACACTTGGATCATACGCATACCCAACCACTTCGATGCAACAGCAGGGCTTGTCAGCAAACGTAACGCTCTGGTATCGAGGTAGATTGACTGATCGCATTGGCAATAAAGGCGACTGGTCCGAGTGGGTGAGCGGCACATCAACAGCGCAAGTTTCAGATATTTTGGATGCACTAAGCGGGCAATTGACGGAAAGCCAACTCAATAAAGATCTAGCAATAAAAATTGATCAGATTGCAATTATTGACGGTGCAATACCTGGCATTAAGCAAGATATCAAAAATACGAATGATCGAATTTCGCAAGAAACCCGAGATCGTCAAGAAGTTCTAGCCAAAACAAATGAATCAATTGAGAAAGAAACGCTCGACCGGATAAGTGAAATAAAATTAGCGAAAGAGGGTTTTTCTCAAGAGATTAAAGAGGTAAATGATCAGACTTTGGAAGTTATTCGAACTGTAAAGGAGTCAAGCGATAATGGTTTTGTCGCTGTTCAAGAATCTTTTAAAACAGTCAATGATGGCTTGAATAAAGTTGCTGAAAAAACTGACGGAGTGTATGCGCAAGTCAACCCTGCTATGGCTGGGTCGGATACTGATTTGATTGGTGACGATGTATTGTTTGTTGGTGTGTGGACTGAAATGTCGGCTCGGATTGAGGGTGATATAGCACTAGGTACTCGCATCGATAACACCAATGTTCAAGTTAATGAAGTGAAAGCCTATGCGCAAGAATCGGTTGAATCTTTAGTTCAAAACAATTTAGCAGCAGTTAAGAAAATTGATAACTACATTGTTGAGAATGATAAGGCGGTTGGAGCAGTTAAGCAGACAGCAGAAAGCGCTGCTAGTGATGCAGGAACAGCGGTAAGCATTGCCAAATCAGCGGATGCTAAATCCAAAGAAGCTGCAGATAACGCTGCAAGCGCTGCGAATAGTGCAAGTGCTTCAGCTGACTCGGCACAATCCGCTGCAAGCTACTCACAGTCTGCAAGTGCTTCATCAAAATCAGCAAGTGATTCAGCATCTTCTGCAAATGCTGCTGCTAATAAATCAGCATCAGAGGCGAAAGATGCAAAAGATGCAGCATCAGCGTCACAGCTAAATGCAGCATCTGCATCACAATCAGCAAGTGCATCAGCAACTAGCGCATCAGCTTCAGCTACTACTGCAGAACAAATGCAAGCAAGCTTGAAGAACTATGCTACGACGGGTGCTTTGACTGAAACAAATGGTCGAGTTAAGGATAATGAAAACTCAATTTCAGCAGCAACAAACCGCATTGACGGCATTTATGCTCAGGTTAACCCTGCCATGGCAGGTTCAGAGACCGATTTAATTGGTGATGATGCAGCTTATGTTGGTGTGTGGTCAGAGCAATCAGCACGCATCGATGGAGATGTGGCAACAGGAATCAGAATTGATCAAGTATCAGCGAAGATGGATGATAATCAAGCTGTAAATGATCAGAAATTTCTTACATTTTCAGACAAACAGGATGCGGCAGCAGCGCAAATCAGCACAGTTCAGCGAACTGTAAACGGCACAACTTCAAGCGTACAAGTTGTTCTAGCGGTAGGTGATGTTGAGAAATTAAAGCTCAATGTTGAAAAAGCACGAAATGATAACTCGATTGACAATCTTGAAAATCAGCGTGATCAATTCAACGCAAGCATTGCAAAAATCAACACTCAAATCGCTGTTTTAACAGCTTCTCTGAGCGATCCTAACTCGGATAAAGATTTGATTAATCTGCAAATCACTCAGCTTAACTCGGCTAAAACTGATGCTCAGAATGCAATTGCACTGCTTAACACTCAGAAACAACAGTTGTTTGATGAAAAGAAAAGACTCGATTCATTAACTACAACTGAAAGCAAAATCAAAGAGCAATACACGATCAAAATTGACTCGGGTAAAGCGATATCCAGTATCGGGCTTGCAGTTGAAGAGGATGGAAGCGGAGGCGAGCGTTCGAATGTCTTGATTAGAGCTGATAGTTTTGCAATTGCACCACCCGCGACTGCAACAGATCAAACGCCTGCATACGCATTTGTTTATCAAGCAACACCGATCACATTGCCAAACGGTACGGTGATTCCAAAAGGCTTAAAACTTGATGATTTATATGCTGGTTATGTTCATGCAAGTAAAATTTGGGCGGAT